TTTCCGACCTGTTCAAAACCGCAAGATATTGCAGCCCGCCCTTGCCGATCCGGGCCGGATCCAGCGGCTTCGATGCGTCCAGGTCGCGCGTGCCGATATAGATTGCAGCGCCGCCGAACAGCCGCGCCCGCTTGAGGTTCTGCATCGTCTTGCCCTGCAAGCCCAGCCGCTTTTCCTCAGCCTCGATTGCGGTGATTTGCTCCGCGTCGGCCTGCCATTCCCGCCATTCGCGGGTCGCATCCTCTACGGGCATGTCCACCACGTTGCGCGCAATGGCGCTGGTGCGATACATCGCGACAAGTTGATCGTCAGCAATCGTGGTGTTGTCGTAATAGCTGTGGGCCGCCTTGTCCCGGTCTGTTCCGAGATTGGCGACGATATTGCGCAGGCCGTCCATGATTGTCATATCGTTCCAGCCCATGAATTATTTGCGCCCACCAGCATGTCAAACGCGCGTGTCGCAGCGTCGATCTGGTCTTTGAACTTGCCCATCGGGAACGTAGCCGCTTCGTCCAAGAATTCACCATTCCAATCGCCTGCCACAATGTCCACGTTACCGGCCTCAACCTGTGCCGCCAGGGGCATTGCGCGCGTTTCTTTGTCGCCCGTTTCAGGGCTAGCTGTGTAACTGTAACCCATCAGCGACGATTTGAGAAGATGCAAAGCCCATGATTTACCAGCAGAGCCCGGGTCTTGCGGAATTGACCCGCGCACGTCTTGCCCATCGGCCGCCGCTGTGCTGCCCAGCAGCCGTTCAACGCCAGCCGCATTTACACTGTCTTTAACGACATGAGCGATGCAGAGGCGCCTATCCAGGCCGATACCCATCTTGACGCCAGCCGTACGGGCCGCTGATGGATCGTCTGTTGCGGCCAAGTCCCAACCGCGCACCCATTGATAGCCCGCAGGTTCGGCCTGGATGACGCGGAAGTCTGACCGCTTGAACATGCCGCCGCCGCGCGGTGCGGGGCGCTGTTGAAGCTGACCGGCGCTGGCGTAGATGCCCATGGTCTCTTCAAGGTCCGCCACTTGGTCCTCTGGGAACCGATCAGGAAACAGCAATTCGCCTTCGATCGTGCGCGGGTCGGTATAAAATGGCGTGACGCATCGGCGGTCCGATTCAAACCGCATCGGCAGGCAAAGATGGGTGTAGCCCAAATCAATTGCCACGGTAGAAACGTCGGACTCGTGCAATCGCTGCATGATGATCACAATCGCGGAATCTTCATTGTTGACACGGGACGGCAGGGCTTCCCGGAATGTCGCAACGCCTGTGGCAAGTTTTTGAACGCTGTTGGCATCCGCAACGCTGTGCGGATCGTCGATCAGAACCCTATCGCCGCGCGATCCGGTCATTCCTTCAAATGCCATGGCTTCCCTGAACCCTGTCTTGTCATTTTCAAACCGCAGCTTGGCGTTATTGTCCGCCATCAGGACCATCGGCCACCGCGTCTGATACCAGTCCGACTGGATCAGGCGGCGACATTTCATTGCGTCCCGGACGGCCAAATCCTGCTTGTGCGCTGTGCCAAGGAACCTCGTGTGCGGCAATTCTTTAGGCCCCCATTCCCAACTCGGCCAGATCACGCCGGTCAACAGCGACTTCATGGTGCCGGGCGGCACGTTCATCAGCAGGCGGTTGATGTCGCCGCGCGTGACGGCTTCCAGGTGCGCACAGATAGCGTCCAGTGCCCAGCCCCACTTGAGCGGCGTGGACGGCTCCAGGACGTGCCAGGCGCGCCGTGCAAAGTATGCCAGTGATCGGCGGCACAGTTCCCTTTCGGCGGCAATGATGTCAATCGGTGTCAGTTGCATCGCCAAGCGCCACAATTTCCGCCAGGGCTTCAGGTGACAGGCGAGACAGGTCCAGCGGGGCTTTTGGCGACATGCTTTTATCGGTGGACGACAAGTCAACCGCGCTTTTTTCTGTCCACCCGGCAACCCGACCCAGCACGAATTTTGCAGCGTCTAGGCTGTCATCGGTCAAGCTGTCCACCAGCACTCGGACAGCGTCACCTTTCAGCCGTTCACGCCCGGTCATTATTTCGTATCGAAAATGCTTGCGCAGCGTGTCGTCATGCAAATTTAGGCATTCTGCGATCTTTTCAATCGGCGTTCCCGCCATAACAGCCCGTTCAACAAATGTTCGGTCAGCGTCGCTCGGCATGTATGCTCGACCTTGGGCCATCAATCCCACCCGCTAATTCGCTGTTGGACCTTTACCTCATCGGCAATTTCAAAATCCTTGAATGATCCGTAGCTGTCGGCGGACGGTTGTGCGAAGTGATGGTCCACAACCTGCTTAAGGTATACCCCAATCGGGCTGCCCTCGCTCAACTCGTAAAACTCAATCCGTGCGTTCAGGTTTAAGTTCATGGACGTGCGAACCGCAACGCTAAAATCCTCGTTTTCCAGCAGAATAAATTTGGCGTGGAACCGCGCAAGCCTGACGCTATCCTGCCCAAATTTATCTAGCAGGCTGCGATAGTATTTTCCCTGACGTGCCGGAAAACTGCGGTCCACAAGCCAACGCATTGTCAGAATATTTTTGTCGCCGAGCATGTCAAACGCTTGTTTGATTTCGGCGGCAGCTGCTGTCCATGTCCCGATATCAATTCGACACGGACCGATTTCCCGCGCGATGTGGCGCAGAATATCAATCACGGAAAAATCGCCCTTGGTCAGCCCGAAAATATCGCACCCCTTAGTGATAGGGCCGATGCAACGGGCTGCGCTTTCACCCCGTGTTCCATGCCGAAAGTCGCGCGTCACATTATCACGTCTAACACTTTCGGCATTAACATCGGGTCGAGGCCCCATCGGCATCATGACTTTTCCTTTATGGTCGCAAGCGCCAAGGTAACATGTTCCTGCGCTAATTCAATATCATACTGCACGGCAACGGCTCGTTTGACTGGCAACCAGCCTGCGACGTATCGCAGACCGGCCTTTTCAAGAATGCGCGCCTTGCGTGGGCGAGTGAGGGTCATGCCTCAAACCTCCCTGATTGAGCAGTCGATGCGCTCAAGGTAATCTTCGGCTTCCTCGTCTTCTTCGCGCGGCTTTGTGTCTGTCTGCCAAGTCTCCGCGACCCATTCGACAAAATCATCATAATCGGACTTGTCGATGTGGTACGCCTGATTGCTCTGGTCGTAGCTAACAACGTATGTAGCGCCGCTGATTTTTGACGCTTCGCCGTCACGCCATTTGCCTTCGTGGTTCAGTGCGAAATCGGTCATTTTGTCTCTCCTGCGGGCGCGACCATCGCGTCCCTTAGAAATACACTACCGTAACGCGTTACGCATTGCAAGCGTTATCCGCATCATAGACTGGTCTCCTTTTGCGCGGCGTTGTAAGTGGCACGCCCTTAACCGCGAATGCTACCATGCAGTCAGTAACGAGCTTGTCAGGGTCGATGCCAGCCATGCTGATTACCTCCCGACCGTTCCGCGAGTTTGCCCACAGTGCAAGGTTGTTCAGCGCCCGGCCTTTGTGCTTATTAGGTTCTCTTGCGGCATGGCGAATTGCATCATTGATCGCGGTTATCACTACGGCGGACCACATGGCCCTCATGCGTGCGGCCTGGTCTGCGTTATCAGTCATGACCAACCCCCATCAAAATGGCATGCACACGCTCCATGTCCGGCTCAGGCTCTAACAGCAGCCGGACGGCCTCGGACAGCGCGTTCCGCTCTGCTTCAAGCGCATCATGGTCGTCATGGTCAATCGCCTCGTCGGCATCCGCCCGCAACTCGTCCAGTTCATCCCAGACCCACGCCAGAGACGGCCAGCGTTCCCGGTGGTGCATCGTGTTGTCGTCGTTCATGCGGGCCACTGCGGCCAGGCTGTCAAATCCGTTGCGGGACATTGGCATGGTGTTCCTCCGGTTGCGTTTGGGTGATATTGCCGCTTATTGCCACCAGATGCAAGCGGTTTGTGCTTAGGTTGACCTGAATCTACCGAACAGCCTTCGACATAAGGTCAACCTAGTTCAAAAATCCTTTTCTTCCAACGTGTTAGCGCGAAATAGGTTGACTAGGTTGACCGAGATCGACTTTCTACCTAGGGCTACCATAGAAAAGAACGTCTATTACCACTCCATAAATTATAGTAATTTAAAACCATATCATTCTTTTTTCTGTCCAGAACTCTATAAGTAGGTCAACCGAGTCAACCTAGTCAACCTTTCCCTTGGAAATAAGGGCTTTAAACTAGGTTGACTCGGTTTAAACTAGGTTGACTAGGACCACCTAAACCAAAGAAAAAGCCCCGCCACAATTTAACGGGGCGGGGAATTAATTTAACGGTAATTTATTATTTAACGACGCGGCGTCATGGGCATCACGTTCCCTCCGCATGACGGGGAAACGTAAGGTTCTGCACCGCGCCCCCTGTCCCATTGCTTCTTGCCCATCACCGTCTTTGACACACGCCAGCCCGCAGCTTGAAGGTATCGGGCCACCCGCATCGACAGCGACTTGTTGCCGGGCGCGTCTGCAAAGAGCGTTGCGGCCACGCCTCCCGCCGTAACAGGCCCCTCCTGCCCGCGCAGCCATTCCACAACACGGGTCTCGTCGATGTCCACCGACCGGGCCGCAGCCTGTTGCGCCGACAGGGTTGCCGACTCACCCTCATCGAACCACCACGCCGTGCCGCTGTAATACATGTGCAGCGCCTCAGCCCATAGCTGCCCCCTGTCGCGCGCAAGCCCTTCTACATCGACAAGCGCGCCGTCGATCATCTGAAGGGGCCAGAAGCGCCTGTTGCCCGTCTCGTCTGACAGATACTCGTTGCCGTTGACGGTCCCTGCAAAGACGGTCTGCCGCGGATAGGTCTGCGTGACGTGTCCGTAAGACTTGCGGTAGCTGTCGCTGGTGGTGGACAGGAAATTCTTGATGTGTTCGATGTCCTTGCCGCGCATGGCCGACAACTCGCCTATCTCAGCCATCCACTTTCCGCGCAGCCATTCCTTGGCGTCTTTCTGTGTCATGTCCGGCATATCGTTGCCATACCATTGATCACCGACCAGCGCGGCCAGGCCGCTTGATTTCTTCTGCCCCTGACCGCCTGCGATGACCGGCATGGTATCCACCTTGCATCCCGGCTGCATCACGCGGGCAACGGCACCTATCAGGAATTTCTCACCCACCGCCCGCAGATATTGAGGATCTTCTGACGCGCATGGAAAGTAT